ACTGTTTTGCGAAATGCTCTCGTAGCCGAAAAAGTATGTACTGTTGATAGGTCTGACCTCAAACGGATTCAAAACCCGTACGGAAACCAACCAACAGCCACCATTCAAGCAGTAGCGGGCACTTACACAGTAACCGCATGGACGATTACCGATGATGCACTCACAGTTACCGATGAGGTGATTTTTGCAGAACACATCTTTGCTCACGAAGAGTTCTTTTCAGTATTCGATGTTTCGGCATCCCGACTTGATGAGATGATGTATGCCGTAGCGTTCGGAATTGATAAGTTCGTTCTAAACAACCTTTGCGAGGATGCAACAACTGCATATACAACTCCGGCAGGAGGTTTTACCACAGCCGCAAATTGGGTGGTAATTCTTGCGAATCTTCTTTCAAAAGTCGCAGGATACGCGGATAACTATAAGGGACAGTTTCTTGTTGTTGAGAATACTGACCTTGTAGGGATTATTAACTCCCAGATGTCTTCAGGATTTAACTTTGCTGATACTGCTCTCCGAAACGGTCTTGTAGCAAATCAAGCAGGAGTAGATATCTATGTTATCCGAACCGGAACATTCGTTACCGATACGCTTGGTACGACAACGGTTTCAAACTCCGGACATCGAGTATTCGGAGTAAAAGGAGTCGCAACGTATGCTTCTCCTCGTGGATTACAGTACGAAGAAAAACCAGTAACTCTTAAGACAGGTAAAGAAATTGTAGTATTCGGTCTTGTTGGATTTAAGGCATGGGCGCAACGAGCCGCGCTCTTGGTTGACATAACCATAGCTTAATAATTAACACTCCTTTGGGGGTGTTTGGAGGAAGGACCCCGTCGTCTTTCTTCCAAACACCCCCAAAGAAAAAAACAATGACTAAAGCAGAAAAAGAAGCCGCGAAAGCGGCCAAGCAAGCAGAAAAAGAATCTCTTGGCAACGTGGATGGAATTATCGTCCGCGATCCTCAAGTTCTTCGTCCAACCGAGCTTAAGCTCGTAGTCGAACCGGAAGGCGGAGAATGGGTAAACCCCGAACAAGCAGAATTTGCGAAAACGCTCAACGCGTATGCCTATAAGAACCCGAAAAAGTGGGAAATTAAAAAAGGTGTTCTTCTAAAGCAACTCGTTGAAATCGGAAATGACCCATCAAAGATTGAGTTAATTCGGGGTGTAAGAGGGAATATCTCTTACAAAAATAAGTTAATGGAATGAACATGAACAAATTACAAAATTGGATAGCGGGAATTGCGTTAGGTGGAGTTGTTATTCTTACGGGAGTGATATTTACCCTTCCAGAACCAGTTCAAAATATCCAACAGATAGTTAAAGAACAACTCGGCGCGGTGGCGAGTCCGGATATGCCGTTCAAGTATCTTACCGTTGGCGGAGTAACTACTTACTATGAATCTATGCCCTTTAGAACTGGAACAACGACAGTGTGTTCGATTCCGGTTCCGACTGTTGCAAGTACAACAGTTATCTCTGCGGGGATGAGGATTGATGGAGTTCCTACGACAACCACGGGTGCGCGATGGAAAATCTATACTGGTGTCGGACAAAATTCAACCACCACACTTCTTGCGGGAATGAATGTTACTGCTACAGGTACAGCGATTGTGGCGACAACTTCACTTACGACAGATAGCGTGGTTATGGCTACGGGAGATAATTATATCGTTTTCGATTTTGAGGGTGGTTCAAATCCCTATCTTGGTATGGGCGGCCAAACCGGACAGTGTACTGTTGAATTTCGAGCATATTAACCGCTAACTCTATGATTATGAGGAACAAAAAAATTCCAATCATATTGGGTGCGATTATTCTTGCTATTGCCGCTTGGGGCGTTCATCAGACATTTGGGTCTCTCACGACAGATACGTCTACTGTAACGCAGGGAACATTCAGAACGTATACATTTTTTGCGTCTACAACTGCGCCGACGTTTTTTGCCACGACCACAAATGCAACCTCAACGAATATCACACCGTTTTTTGACGATACGGGTACAAAAGACAATGGGTACTTCGTTATCGCAGGAACAAAAGACGTGAATGTATACTTCACACGGGATACGGCGGGTTCAGGTTCTTCGCGCTTCTCAATTCAAGTAACAGCTACATCTACTCCGGTAGAAGCGGATTGGTATGACTATAACCGTCTAAGTCCTAATACGGTCAGTTCATCGGCGAACGATTCATTAACTCGTGTAGGAACCTCTACAATTTCCGCAACGACAGGTACAAATATATTCAAAATGGAGACACTAGGGTTTTACGCGATACGATGCATTGTCGTAGAAACAACAGATGGAACTCATATTTGTCGAGCTTCAGCGAGTTATTAGCATAATTGGTGAGTTTATACTCTCTCATTAACTTGTATTGATGAGAGGGATATACACTTATGAAAGAAATAAGACAAGGAAAAGATTGCAAAGAATGTAAAAAAGAGTTTTTTTGTCCTGTCAGAAAAAATGGTACTCAATACTCGTGCAGTCTAAACGAATGGCTTGCCCTTAAAATTAAGTATCAGTTTATGTGCCTTTGTTGTAAAAAAACCGAACCAGAAATAAGTTTATCAGAAGACCATATCATTCCTATTTCAAGAGGTGGTTCAAATAATATAGAAAATATCCAACCTCTATGTAGGAGTTGTAATTCAAGAAAACATACTAATATAATTAGTTTTCTTCCAAAAATAATAATGGAAGAATTGAAACAAAATTAATTTTACAAATTCAAAATCATACAGAACAGATATAATGGTTGGGGCGGATGGTCCAGTATCAAAAGTAAACAAAATAGCAGGAATTCAGAACAAAAAATATTGGATTTCAAAGCAGATAAAAGTAAAATACAAAACAGATCCACACACCTACAGGGTATTTTTTGACATCCCTGATT